CGGCGAGCGCTGCTTGCGCCCACTTAGCACGAGGATCGCTCTGGTCAGACTTCGCTGCAAGACTATTGAGTGTCGCAACGTGTTCTTCATCAGAACACTCGAATACGACATCAAAGTCCGCACGCGAGAACAGCTCGGGGTCACCATCACGAACAGAAAGACTGTCGTCTGTAACTGTCGCAACGAAATGGCACGAGCCTGTGGCCTTGTTGATGACTTTGTCACCGCTCTTCATTGTCTTCTCCGTATGTTACGCTCTCACTAATGCAGCTGTGCACTTTCTGGGTCTTCGACCACAGGTAACCATGCGCAACGGCAATTCGGGTGAACGGGGATAACACCTCGTGCTTCTTCGACGCTGTACAGCTTCCCCGCAAGCTTATCGCATTCCGGGCATACCGCGTCATCACGTGCTGTTGAAAACTCAGATTGAAGGTTGACGCCTTTGAGGCCGGCTTCCTCATACACGTTCAATGACGCCTCGGCATGTGCAGCGATGACTTCTGATCGCGCAATCATGCGAGCCCTAACAATGCCGATGCCGTCAACGATGTCAACAAGATCATCGGCAATGTCCATTACGCCGCGACCTTCGAGAATTCCTGCGGCTAGAACTCGGCCCATTTTCGTGGACATGGCGGCGGTAACACCCTGCAAATCGGTGAATGCCCGCGTATAGAGCAGTCCAGCTCGATCAGCGTGGATAGGTTGATAGAACGCAGAACTAATGTACCGATCACTGACTTCCACTCCGGCGGACCGAAGATTTCCCGCAGCTGCCGCAATTCCTTTCTGGTAAGCGGTTTGGATGTAAACATTTTGCCAAGCCTTGTTCGTTGTGCTGATGTCCGTCACACCATCGAAGATCGTAAAGTCAACACGACGCTTAAGCCACTTCATGAACTCCGGCACCTTGCGAGGCGACCGTGTAAACTCGAATGCGTTAGTCTTGATCTGCTGAGGAGTATCGAGGATTGCGTCTTTCACTTCCTTACGCAACGTCTTAAATCTACGCGTAGCTTCCGCTTCGTACTTGCGTCGCAGCGTGATCGTCTTAGTCGGATCAATTCTGACGTTGGTGTGGAAGAGGTCCATTATTCGACTTCCTCAATCTTCGCATTCGCGATCTTCTCGTACTTGACGATAGACTGAGCATACGGCAGGCTGTAAATCCTCGTCGCGTACTCTTTGCTCAAGACGAAGTTACCACCTTTGCGCCAGTACCGTGCCACGCGTGTCATAGTGCTTTCTTGCTTGATGATGTATTCCATTACACGCTCTCCCACACACCGTTGCGCAACCATCCGTGCCAGTGTCCGATGTGATGAACGCTTGGCGTCAACGTTGGCGACTCTTTGTTGCCGTTCCATTCCCATGACGGATGAAATTCTTTGCGATCAGGACGACGAAAGTCTAGCACACCATGAACACCGCACCCGCACGGGCAACAATACACCATGCCGTGTATGCGTCCGTCGCCCTTGGTGCCGTCGAAGAACTGATATGCGCCCGGCGTGTTGTTATCATCGATGTCATCGACTAGCGTCGCCTTCACAGGCGTTGTTTTGACTTCAGCCATTGATCACCTTTATCGCTGCATCACGGATTGCAGTCCCCATGAGGTATGTATGATCGATGTGAAACACCGACCCACCCACCTTGATTGTTTTCATGCTTATCCGGTTTAGACACACAGTTCTATATCTTGTGTTGGTGCCTCGTTACCCCAAGCGTCCCATCCCGTTGCTGAAATGCGGGAAAAAAGCTCAATGCGCGGCACGTTGCCAAATATCCTCTCAATGCGCCGACGAACTTCCTCTGGCTTCCGGCTATGTTCGGTGCGCTCGGCAGTGACCAGTTGGCGAACGGTCCGGTCTAAGCGTTTCGGCGATCCTTTGGTCCCCAAAAGACACAATTCCACGTTTCCCATAGTCCACTGACCTAAATTCGCAACCTCTTTGCCGCTATTCGTGATCTTGGACCAGCAAAACGCGACGGTTTTGTACCTAAAGCCCCATGCGGCAATCGTTTCAAAAGCTTCCGGCAAGAGTGGAGACGTGGCCCAAAGCAAAAGAGCCGCGTCAGGAAGGGCAATCTGATTGACGGGGAGTGCCTTGATCTCACTCAAAGACATCGTGGCGTATCGCCCCGCCTCTGGCGCGAACGAGCCTTTTACGGTGCCATCGCCAGGACGCTTTCCAAATCCCTTGTCGCCGTATGACCACGGCGGGTCTGCGTAAATAACGGAGTATCGTTTTTGGGGAGGCATCAACATCTAGTAGGTTCCTTCATTTGTGTGCGTCAACCGGATAAGCGTGATTGTTTTGTCTTTCCTGCTGAGGTACACGACTTCGCCGAGCAATGACCCGATAGGGACAGGAATATTCATTGCGTCATCGATTGCCTTGAGCACATCGTCAGCATCAAGCTTGAGCGTCACTGTGCTAATGTTGTTCGTTTGATTGTTAGCCATGTATCACCCACATAAAAGCTATGATAGCGAGAAACGTGCAGATCACTGCGAGACCGTTGTTCGACGAGCTCCGCACAGACTCATCGCAGCTCATGCATGTTGTGATAGAATACATTGGGTCTTCACGTGCCGGCCACTGCCGACAGATGTGGCACCTACCGTCATCCATGTCATTGCGTCCTTTTGATTGCTGGCGCCGTCACGTACCCTCGGCCTTCACATTCTGCGCATTTGTGTCTGCCCGACACCGTGGTGACCGCGCTGCATCCAACAGGCGCGCAAACGTAGATGTTGACGACGCCATTTCCGTCGCATATCGGGCACACAATGTCATCAGCGTATGGCTCATTGCCGCATTTGATTGCGAGCCGTTGAAGATCACTCAGCCCCGTCATGACTGTTCTCCAATTCAATCCACCGTCCGCTGTAACTCAAAAACTCCCACTCGATTGCAGGAATGATCTTCTTGCCACAGCAATCGCAATGAACCACAGGAAGATTGTTGCGAAACTCGACAGCACGCGCATTGTGCCCGACAACGTGGTAGTTACGTTCGCAACGCCTTTTCTGCATTCTAGCGTTGACCGCGCGAAACAACATGATGGCGAAGCACGTCACAGCAATCCAAAACGATATTGAGAAAAGCACGAACCGCCAAGGAATTGTTCCTGGCGGTCCTGCGAGTGTTTCCAAAAATGTCGTCATGTCAAAAACTCATCCGCACGGTTGGAAGGGCAACATCGGCTGATCAGTAAAGTGGGTAGCGTTAGTCGGCTCCTCGAGATGATACTTTGCACGGATAAGCGACTCGAGAGCTTTGTTCATTGAAGGAGATGACGGCATGTCTTCAATGACCTTGATGAGCCGCTTCAACTCTCCCAATGCGTTGTGCACTTGAATGCGGTGATCCATTATTTGCGCCCTTTCTGCTTCTTGCTCTTCTTGTTTTTTATCACAGTCGGAGTCTTCTTTACATTACGCTTGGACTTCTTGTTTTCTTTCGCTTCGTATGGCTTGCACTCCTCGAATATCTCAGGCCCGAGCAATATGCGACCATTGTATGGCTCGACATTCGACAGATCAACGTCCTTGCCCGCGTATGTGATCGTGATGTGTGGCTGATACTTCGGGTAGTCCCACGACATTCCGGGAACGCGATGCAAGTCTTCGTGACGCCATTGCAGAACTGCGCTGTTGAACAAGATGACGATGGCACCCTTCGGCCCGAGCGGTTCGATCACACGAGGACCGCCGGGTGGCACCTCCATCTTTCCGTCATCCGACATCAACCCGAACGTTGACGCCTCCGGCAGCAACATCCAGTCAATCGGGCTGCGATTGTACGCCACAGTTACATGCAAGTCTTCAACGACTGTTTTGAAGCCCTGCGATTTTGCCCATTCGATGATCTCGTCTTTGTTCAACACGTCACGGCGAATGTACAGCGACTTCGGCTCAGCGTTCGCTTTGATGATCGCGTTGGCCTTCGGCTCTTTGACAACATCGTCCTCCGGCGTCGGCGTCTCATCGATCTCCTCGAGCTCTTCGATCTCGTCTTTGTATTCCGACTCTGGTTCAAGGCCAAGGAACTTCGTACGGAACTCAGTGGGAGGCACGAGCAGATCGCTGCCTGGCGCCATCACATACGTTGACAGCATCTGAGCACGAACAAGCCCAACGTCTGCTTCTTCCTTCGGTCCGAGTGCGCCGACCTCAGGCCATTCGACCCAGAACTTCTTCTCCGGCCGAAGTACGTTGCCCGTCTCGATCATGCGTTGCACGAACGGAACAAGGACGGACGGTGTAATGAAGTGCTTGCGGCGTTCATCGATCTTGTTAGACCAATTCGTCTCGTCCTGCGTTGACGACAGCTCGCCACGTTCGCTACCCACAAGGATGCGCTTCGGGATGCCTGCGGTTCCCGCGATGACATCAAGCAGTGCGTCAATGTTCGGCTTCGGGTCTGCTATGGCCGCATTGAATTGCTGTGCAGTAACGCCTTGCATTGCGAGAATACGCTGCAGCTGATGGTCGTATGCAGTCGCCTGGTCCTTCATCTCTTTCAGCTGTGCATCGCTGAATGATGCGTCAGAGTCAGCGAATATGCCCAAACCAGGACGAGCATTGAGCCAGAACGTTTCGGCCCCAGACCCGAGCACCTTTTCAAGGTCCATTAGATGGTTGAAACACGGCGTCAAGCGAGGCGTGCCGAACACATCATCCTCGTCGAGGAACTCCGCCAAATGAATAACGCGCGAATAGTGAACGGGCATCGACATGGTCTGCGTTGTCTTATCGCCCGTCAACGTTCCCGTGCGAACCGTATATTGCTTCGGCCGACCATATCGCGCGTTCTTCTTATCCATCTCATACGTGTTGATGGTCGTGTTCTGCTCGCTGTACGCTTGGATATACAGCAGCGGGTGGCTTCCTTTGGCGAGCGGCTCATGCATCTGACGGCCATCGCCAAACCCCATAACGATCACGCCATAACGGCCAATGCCGGACATGCGGTCAGCACGTGCGAGATAGTGCAATACGCGATGACGATCAAACAACGATTGAACGGACTCCACAAATGGCGAGTAGCTTTTATTTTCGGGATCGGGTGACTCGCCCCTCGCATCGCGAACCAACGGAGCGTCGCGCCACGTCGCATCTGGGAATGATCGAACAACGCGATTGGCAATGCCGTTGCGAAGGTACATCGCCATGAGTTCTTGCGTGCGCAAAATCTTCGGGTACCCAAACTGATCGTACATGTCACGTGCGCCATTGTGCGACCGACCTAGCCATGCTGCAATCGCAGAACGGCTAAGTATGTCGGCCATGGTCCGGATTGCTGTCTTGGCCATTAGAATAGGACTCCTGCTTTGGATGCATGTCTGATAGACTCGCAAGCGTATCGCAAGGAGTCGATCACGTGGTTGTCAAGGTCTTCGAGTTCTGGCAGTATTTCTTGCGTATGCTTGTCAATCTTGTACGAATACATAGTGAGCTCATCGATAGTGTGGAAGCAATCGGGGTGTACGATGATATCGTAGCTCTTCAAGAACTCCACACCTTCTGCAACGGAACCCGGCCCCTTCTTCGCGGGCTTCATCTTCGAGTACCCGTTACGCTGCATGTACGAAATGGTCTCCGGGCGTGCACTGTCAGCAATGATCGGCCATTTGCGTGCCTCGCCGTTGTCGAGTGTATCAAACAACGCGGGCGAATGATCGATCTCGCATCCGATCTTGTAGCACTCAGCCATCACGTATAGCTTGCGACCAACGATCTTGATCTTGACGCCAACGCTCGGGTCTTTCGCGTAGCCCCAGTCAGCGCCATAACGTGGAACAGCGATGAGCACGTCACGCGTGTCAAACTCTTCGCGATTGCCGATGCGCCAATTCCTGAACACGCGCGACTCGGAGCTCTTCTGATAACCGCCGCCCCAGATGTGCTTCCATCGATCCGGGTCTCGCTTGCGATCATACTCCATATCAAGGCGTTGCTCTTCGGGGAACCACGGATTGTCATCGTAGTTAGCTTCAACGCATATCGTGTTGGGCTGCGGGTTGTTGCGGAAGAACGCGTCGACTGGGTCCTTCGGCGACTTCGGGTTCCACGAACACCAAATCTCTGACCCTGGCTTACGCAACGTCGGGCGTAGTAAGTCCCATGACGTGACGGACAACGATTGTGCTTCTTCTACCCAAGCAATGTCGTATCCTTCAAGTGATTTGATCGAGTCTGCAGTGTGGTCCTGCATACCCATAAAGATGATGCGTCCTTGCGGAGCGCCTCTTTCATCAAGCACTTCAATATGCGACACGAGAATACGGAAGTACTTCTGCAGTTTGAACTTCTTGATCTTGTCTTCAATAAGCGCCTTAACAGACTCTTTCAAAGACAGCTGTACTTCGCGAATACACACCGCACGAGTCGTCGGATCAATAACGCATCGTTCGACAAGCATTTCAGCGAAGAAGTGCGACTTGCCCGATCCGCGTCCGCCATGTGCGCCTTTGTATCGCTTCGGTGCAAGCAGAGGTTGGAATACGCGTGCGGTTGGAATTTCTAGCAAATGAGGCGATGCAGCAACAACAGCATTCGTACTGGCCTCACCGCGTGCTTCACGTTCACGACGGCGCTGCACAGGCGTCTTGCCTGGCGTCATGTGGCTGCGCCGTGAGTCTTTGAGCGAACGTCTCTTTGGTAACGTGTAGCTTCCGTATTTGCGCATACGATGGCGATGCTTCATGCATTCGCCGCTCGACTTTGCAGGTGCGTCGCACCCCGGTGCTTTGCAGCACTTATGATTTTGCTTTGGGGTCGACGATGACACGTTGAATATTCCTTACGGTGATGGCATCGCCGTCTGGGCCGCTATGTTCGTTTGATACTTTGTTCTTCCAACGTGCGCCTTGTCGATTAGTCAGCCACAGGGATGCTGCCTGAACGTCAGCAGGGTATCGCTCAGTGTATGGCACGATCACTGGCTCGCCCTGAAACTGCATGATCTTGTGCGCTTTGTGCGACCATCCCTTTGCGCGACGATATAGCGACGATGCGACTTCCGCGTCAGCGAGCTCTCGACCCTCACGAATCGCCTGCTTAAACTCTGGGTGCTTTTGCATCCAGTTCTCGACAGTGCGCTCGGCAATATCGAACATGCGCCCCAGGTCAGCGTTTGTCGCGCCTAGCAGGCAGAACTTCGTTGCGTGCTCACAGTAGTACTCAGGATCATCAGAGTACTTCGGCAGCCCATCGTTGTTTTGCTTTTTGCCTTTTGCCATCAGTGACCATGCCACATATGATATATGTGCCGTCACACGGTGCAACGAATGGCCTATTGGGTCTATATCCGGTCATGGCATCGTGCCACCGAGTGACGGCGCATTGCCGACGTATAACCCGAAGCCTTCATCGATGGCAATAGAGGGCGTTAGTCGACGAGCAGACGATGCATGAGGGACAGCTCGACAATAACGTGATGTGCCATCACTATGTCGCTGCACCCCTCAGGGATTTTCAACCCATACTCGAGCGCAGTCTCATCCAGCTCTGCGCGCGTCATCTTGTAAATACGTGACATCGGGATCATTGTTCGTACTCCTTCGCCGACAACGTACCGCGTGGAGTTTAACAAATGATTAAGAACCAACCTTTAGCTGCGCAATCTTGCGGTGAAGTGCGGCACGGTCAAAATTGATGGCATCCGCCGCCTTCGCAACGTTGCCACCGTGTCTCTCCAACACGCGTCGAAGGTATTCACGCTCGAACATGCGACGTGCTGTGCGCAGCGGCATCTTCACTACGTCGCTACCGATCTTGATCTCTTTCGACACGTGCATCTCCGTCAAATAAAATTTCTAGGCGAACGTGAGCGATAGCCCATTGCGTCGCGTTTTCTCGTAATCGGACAGCTTGCTACGCATTGCCACAATATCCAACATCGTCTGACTGCTGACGCGCAACTCACGCTCAATGAACTTGATCGCCGGTGCCACAGTGCTCGCCTCACGTTTGAATATCATCGCGATACGATGCGCAGAATAGCACATGTCGTAGTACGCGATGAACCATATCATTCGTCGAATGCGCTTCAACTCGTCTGTGCCGCCTTTCGACATGATCTCTTCTTTACTGAACCCCGAGTCCTTCGACACCACGTCTACAATCTCGCTGACCCGTACTAATGCCTTTACTCGTTCCCGCATGGCTACCTCCACTGGTACAACACCATACGGCATCATCACAAAGCCATTTCTTTTTGTCAAAGCCACTGTTGCGATTGGGAGAAAATGGGATTATCCTTCACTTGCATTCTTGCAACAAAGACATGGGGCCACAGATGAAGATCGAGTTGGAGAGCCGTACTCCGGCTGTCAAAGGAGAGCGTGATTGGATATACTGGTTGCGCACAGAGAAGGGCGACTACATCAAAGTACAGATCGGATTTTACGCGTCGAAAGAAGACGCTGAGGAGATAATCAAGAGGATCACGCAATCATGATCAAACTGCCGTACGCCATCGCTCTGTTAATTCTAGAGCTC